AAGGGATTACATAAGGAAGGTTGCTGTTGATAGGTGGAACGCTAGCCAGATTGTTAAGCAGTTAATGGGCGACGGTTTTGACATCAGGCTGTGGGGACAGGGCTACGCTTCGATGTCTGCTCCTTCAAAGATTCTAGAACAGTTAGTTGTAAAAGGCGCCTTGCAGCATGGAGGGCACGACGTTCTTTCATGGAATGCCGGCAACGTTTGCAAGGAGAGCGACGCAGCAGAAAACATCAAGCCGAGCAAGTCGAAAAGCACAGACAGAATTGACGGAATCGTCGCTCTCATTATGGCCATTGGCGCCTCTTTTGAGGGTGGCGAAGGACTGCTTACTTATTACGACAAAAACCCCGTGGAGATGGGCTAACAAATGGAATACGTCATCGGTCCTTGGGGCGTCGCAGAAAGCCGCTACAGCCTAGAAAACCCAAACCTGCCGCTTAACAGCCCAGCAGTCTGGGACGAGGTTTTCGGTACTCAATGGGAAACCGGAACCGGCGAGAAGGTTTCTCACTCGCGAGCGATGAACTACGCGGCAGTCCATCAAGCCGTGCAAATCATTTCAGGCGACGTTGCTAAGCTCCCGCTCTACCTTTACAAGCAGAGCGAGGCCGGCATTCGCGAGGCACAGGAGACGGACTGGCTGACGCTGCTGCTCTCAGAATCTCCGATGCCTGATACAAACGCTTTTTGTTTCTGGCGTGACACGATGACGCAAGCCCTCATTTGGGGCAATGCGTTTATCTACGTTCAGCGTGACGCAGTTGGCGAGCCGGCGGAGCTTTTGCCGCTGCTCCCAGACCGCACCATGATGAAGCGTTACGACTCTGGCTTGTGGTGCATTACAGAAGCCGATGGAAAGATTGAACCAATCCGGGCCGAAGACGTTTTGCATATTCGCGGGCTTACGCTGGACCGCATCAATGGTATCGACTGGACGCAAGGCGCCCGCGAAGCAATCGCCCTCGGTCTGGCTCAGCAGGGTTTTGCCTCTAGGTTCTTCAAGCACGGCGGGCGCCAGGGCGGCATTTTGGAAATCCCGGCGAATGTTTCAAAGCTCGCTCGTGATGCTCTGGAGGAGGGCTTCCGCAAGAGCTACGAAGGGACCGACAACCCGTTTCGTACGGTGATTCTGCGGGATAATGCGAAGTTCCACGCAGCCCAAACATCGCCAGCAGATAGCCAACTCGTCGAAGCAACCGAACAGCAGGTTAAGCAAATCGCCCGGTTCTTCAATCTCCGCCCGTCAAAGCTCGGCGTTAGCGACTCAGCGACCAGCTACAACAGCAAGACTGAAGATAACCAAGACTACCTCGATACCACACTATCCCATTGGACTACGCAGATCGGCCAGGAGTGCACGCTAAAGCTGATTAGCGCACCACGCCGCCGCCGACTCTGGATTGAGCACGACACCAGCAACCTTTTAAGAATGTCGCCAACTGCACAGGCGGAGTATTTGCAAAAGATGGTGTCGGCAACGCTGCTTTCACCAAACGAAGCACGGCGGGTTATTAACATGCCTCCGCGTGACGGTGGAGACGTTTACGGCAACCCGGCTACAAGTTCTCCAGCCGTTGCAACGCAGCAGCCTACGCAGGATATGCCGCAAACTGACGCAAAACAGGCGGACACAGCTCGCGTTGTCTTCGCTTTGGGGGCTGCGGCAAGGCATAAGGCCAAGAATCAATCGAGTTTCCGCGTCTGGCTTGCCGGAGATATGGCAAATCTGCGGCTTATGGCCCATGAAAACGGCGTGGATTCGCCATGGATTGACGGTCCTCTGGCTGAATTTCGGGCTGCTTTGGATGTTTCCAAGCCCGAAAACCTTGCAGAAATGGTAGCAAAAATCTGCCTCAAATACGAAAAGGAGTGCTTGAAATGAGCATTGAACGCCGCAATTTGGTTGGTGAAGGTTTGGAAATCCGCCAGGATGGAGGCAAAACAACTCTAGTTGGCTATGCCGCACGATTCCACGACCCGACCGACAAGGGAACCGAATACGAACTATGGCCCGGACTCTCAGAAAGGGTTTCTCCAACGGCATTCGACGCAATGTTGGGAAATCCAGACTCTGACGTTGTGGGGCTATTCAATCACTCGATGGACCACCTACTTGGGCGCCGCTCTGCCGGAACGATGCGGCTTTCCAAGGACGCACGCGGGTTGCGTTACGAAATCGACCTGCCCGACACGGCCAGCGGAAGGGACGTTAAAACACTCGCCGAGCGTGGCGACCTCAAAGGTTCTTCGTTCTCGTTTCGGTCGAAGCCAAACGGCAAGCGCGACGAGCGGCAACAAGACGGGACAACCCACCGCTGGCTTACCGATCTGGAAGTGTTCGACGTTGGGCCGGTTACCATCCCAGCCTACAAGGGCACAACCGCAGGCATGCGCGCCGTTCAGGTTAGCGACGAGGAGCGAAAGACCTGGGAAGCCGCCGAGTCTGCCGAGCGTGTTCGTCTGCATAAGCTCGCCAAGATCAAGACGGAAGCACTTGACATTTCGTAAGTATTGCCTTAGATTTGCAAATAACACGGCGAACCATTCTTTTGGCGCCGCACAATTTGACGACAGATAGGCGTGATCGGCTTCGCATAGCCGCACCCAACGCAAGTTTCAAAACTTGCCGGGTGCGGCATCTTCACACATCGACCAACCCGGCGCAACCGGAGTTGGAAGATGGCAAAGATTCACGACCTGAACAAACAGCGGCTTGATAAGGTCGCTGAAGCTCGCAAGCTGGTGGACGAAAACCCCGGCGACAAGTGGACTGGCGAGATTGATGCTCGCTGGGCCGCAATCAACGGCGAGATTGACACTCTCGGCACGCAGATTGAGGCCGAACAAAAGAGCGAAGAGGCCGCAAAGGCCCGCGCCGCTCGGTTGGCTGAAATCGAAGCCCAATCTCGGGCCGCTAATAGTGACCGGCGGATTGGCTTTGATGCGTCCGACCGACGCGAAGACAACCCAGAGCACAAAGCCGCCGACCTCAACCGCCGTTTTGAGGCGGTTCTTCGTGGCGTTATGCGTGGCATTGACCGCGACAACAGCGAAGCCGTTCGCCAGTTTCGCAGCGATGCCGAGAAATTTGGCTTCCGGCGTGTGAGCGATGCAGACGGCAGCGGTTTTGAGTTTGAAACCCGCAGCCGCTACAGCTCCCAGCCTGCTTGGTGCGTCGGCGGCCAGCCCACCCTACGCTCCATCCAATCGCGTGCCGGTCTGGACGTTGCCACCTCGGGAGCTGGCCTTGAAACCATCCCGCAAGGGTTCTTTGCCGAACTCGACCGCAAAATGCTGATGTACTCGCCCGTGCGGAACATCTGCCGCGTTGTGCAGACCGCGAGCGGCAACGCTCTGCCGTGGCCGAAAGTGGACGACACCGGGAACACCGGAGCGCTTCTGGCCGAAGCCACCACTATCAGCACCTCGGTGGACCCTACTTTCTCGGCGGTTACGCTGAACGCCTACAAGTTCAGCAGCCGGCCAATCTTTATCAGCCAGGAATTGATCGAAGACTCGGCTTTCAATCTGGCTGCGGAAATCGCCTCTATGCTTGGCGAACGGCTGGGCCGGGTCGAGGGGACATACACCACGACCGGAACCGGAAGCTCGCAGCCGCAAGGCGTGGTTACCGGGGCCGCTACCGGCAAGACCGCCGCCAGCACCACGGCATTTACCGCCGACGAAGTGATTGACCTCGTTCACTCGGTCGATCCTTCCTATCGCATGGGGGCTTCTGGCTTCGCCATGAACGATGCCGTTTTGCTGTACGCCCGCAAGCTCAAACTGGCGGACGGTCAGTACCTCTGGCAACCCGGCATGAGCGCTGGCGTGCCAGACCGCCTCTACGGCTATCCGGTTTCGATTCTGCAAGGCATGAGCAGCACCTTCACGACCGGCCAAAAGCTGATTCTGTTCGGCGACTTCTCCAAGTTCGTTGTCCGCGACGTTGCCAGCGTTCGCTTCTATCGCTTGGACGAACGCTACCGCGACACGGACCAGACAGCGTTCGTGGCGTTCAAGCGGTTCGATAGCAAGATGATCCAATCTGCCGCCGTCAAGCTGCTGGTTCTCGGCTAATGCTCATCAAGTTTTGCACATCAATCGTCGGTCCCCTCGGCTGCTTTGGCCCTGGGGACGTTACCGAATGGCCGGACCAAGACGCGGCAAGATTGATTGCCGCTGGCTACGCAATCCAAAAGGAAACAGAACATGCCGGGATTGAGACAACCGGGCGGCCATCGGGAGGTGGTAGCCCTGACGGCCAGTGTGACGCTGACCAACTACGACATCGGGAAGCGATTCACCAACCGGGGGGCGTCGGGAGCCGTGACGGTAACCCTGCCCACTCCGGACGCGGTAAACGCAGGCGGTGAGGTCGTGTTTGGCGTTGTCGCCGACCAAAACTTTATTGTCACCACATCAGACAAGTTGGTGCTGATTAACGACGCCGCAGCCGATTCCATCGCCGCCCAAACCAGCAGCGAGAAAATCGGCGCAGTGTTCGCTGTTTGGAGCGACGGCACTAGCTGGTTTGCTGAAAACCGCAGCGTTGGCGCCAACACCATCACGACGACGACCTAGCAGGGAGGCTAATGGTGACATGCTACGGCCTTAGTCTTGTTACTGCCCCAACCTCCGAGCCTGTGACGCTCGCCGAGGCCAAAAAGCATTGCGAGATTGCAGCCGAAGTTAATCACCACGACGAGCACCTAGAGCGGCTTATCCAGGCCGCTCGGGTGTACGTCGAAAACTACACCGGGCGCCAGATTGTCACGGCAACGTGGGATTTGTACGCCGACTCCTGGCCAGATGATGGGCTGACGATATCGCTCCCAAAAGGGCCGATTCAGTCAGTTACCTCGATTACCTACGTTGACGAAAACGGAGATTCGCAAACGTGGGGCAGTTCAAATTACGTGCTTTCTGCAAGTCGCGAACCAGCGATTATCCGCCTAGCGTATCAGGCATTGTGGCCGGCTTTCCGGTTTCAGCCTGACGCCATCCGGGTTAGGTACGTCGCAGGATACGGCGCGGTGACAGCAGTTCCGCAAGGAATCAAGCACGCAATTCTATTGCTGGTTGGTGGGTGGTTTCTTAACCGGGAAATCGAGACGACGAGCAACCTTAAATGGATGCAGTCGGCTGAAAACCTGCTCTTGCAATACCGCTACGGGGACGAGTGGACCGAGTACGGCGACGATTCCTATGGGGTGAGCGAATGACCGCCGGCACCCGTCGCCATTACGTCGAAGTTCAACGCCCATCCGCAGCCATCGACGGACGCGGACAAAGCGAGGGACCGCCCGAGACGATCTATCGCGCGTTGCCAGCCGAGATTCGCACTCTCAACACGCGGGAGCAGGAATTGGCCCGGCAGGTATACGCCTTGGCGACGCACGAAATCCGCGTTTGGCCAGACCCGCGTAAGCCAATCATGGAAACGGACTGCCTTTTGCTCGGCGAGCGAAAGCTAGAAGTGGGCGGAGTGAACGACGTACGGCAAACCGGGATTGAACTGGTTTTGATTTGCGGGGAGGTGCGTGATGGCTGAAATCGCCCTCGACTTCCGCACATTCCTTTTGGCCGATAGCTCGGTTGCCTCTGTTGCTGGCGACCGAATTCATCACAACCACGTTCCGCAGGGGAAGGTTAAGCCGTTCGTCTTTTATCGCCGCCGCAACACCGAGCATATCGTTTGCCTCGATGATTCCAACGGTCAGACGCCAGACAGCTACGCCTTCGACGTTGAGGCGATTGCCACCAATCCAGACCAAGCGGAAGAGCTAGCCGGCTACATCCGCAGCCGTTGCCATCTGTTTCGTGGGGCGCTCGGCGAGACGACTACTAAAGGCGTTTTCGTTCAGGACGTCAGCGAGGACTACGTACCGCGAGGGACTGGCGGCGACGTTGGGCTTACCGTGATCGCTTTCGATGTTGAGGTTCACGTATGAGCACCTCTATCAAGCTGGTTGGCGTCAAGGAAGCCATCGCCGATATCCACCGACTGGGCTTCCGCGTTCGCAAGGTTCACAGCCGCAACGCTGTTAGCGCGGCTGGCGGCGTGATGCGTCGCGAGATCGAGCGAACCGCCCCGGAAGAATCGGGCACGCTGAAAAGAAATATCCGCGTCCGCATCGGCGTAAAGAAATCTAGCGGCGATTGGTACGCCAGCATCGGGGCGAGGCGAAAAGCCAAGGTTAAGGGCGTTAAATCGTCGGTAAAGCAAGCCGTTTCATTCAGGAAAGACGGAACCGCCAAGCGAATCACGGAAGCTAGGGCAAAGAAGATTCTCGCCGTTGGCGGTCGTGTCGGCTATCGCGGGCCATCGCGCTACATCCACTTAACCGAGAAACGCAACGCCAGCAGCGCGGGCTATATCTCGGCAGCCGCCAAAGGCAAAGCAACAGAGGCGGCAAACGCCGCAATTCGACAACTGCAAAAAGCAATAACCACGGAGGCCCGCAATGGCTGATCGACTCATTGGATATGGAACCACCGTCAGCCACGACTTGGCGGGCGGAAGCACGTTTGTCGCCGTCTCGCTCATCACAGACTGCACGCCACCGGCTACCGAATTCGAGATGGTGGACGTTACCGGGCTGGCCGATTCCCGCAAAAAGGAAGTGCCAGGGCAAATCAACGTCTCGCCGTTCACCATCGGCTTGATGTTCGAGCCATCGGACACCACCCACGCCAGCTACCGCACCACGGCAATCGCCAAGACGGAAGTGAACTGGCGAGTGACCTGGACCGACTCGGCGACCTGGACCTTTAAGGGCTATATCGCTTCATTCGTTCTGGGGCAGGTTCTGCCTAACCAGAAGATCACGGCGACGATGACCATTTCGCCAACTGAAAATCCGACTGTTGCCTAACCATGACCATCGCTGATTACTTTGCAAAGACCGCAAAGGCCGTCGATATCGGCGGCTTTGAGTGGAAGATTCGCAAGCTCTCCATTAAGGAGCACCGGCACTTTGAGGCAACACGCCCGAAGGAAGGCGCCACCGATGAGGACTGGATTGCGTTTCATGCGGAGCTAGTTTCTTTGGCTGTTGTGGAACCTGCAATTATCCAGGCAGAGGTTGAATCGGTGATTAGCCTCGGCGACTTGACCGAGCTTTCGCGGGCAATTGTGGAGCACAGCAGCCCAAAAAAGTAACCAGCAGGGAGCAAGATTTTGATTTTGTTCTCTGCCGTACGCTTGGGATTCACCACCCATCGTTAATCGACGACTGGCCGCAAGAGTGGTATCAGGACTGGCTAGAGCAGTACATTCGCGAACCGTGGACGCCCTTCCCAGAGAAAACCGCCGATCAATCCTACGTGGAGTTGATGGCCAAGAAAAAAGAATGGATGGCTAAAAATGGCTGATACCGTTAGCCGCCTCGCCATTCAGGTTGGGATGGACACCAAGCCGTTACAAAGCGGCGTCGGTCAAGCCAGCAGCATTCTATCCACGCTGGCCAGTCGCTTTACGCTGGCGGTTGACCCGATTC